GAAATACAAAAGGCATATGAAGAAGGAAGGGTTAGGTAACTTACTTAACTTATAGAGGTATATACAAATGGCATTAGGTACTAACCATGTCACCAATACTACAGCGGCTACTTTTATCCCTGAAATTTGGTCTGACGAAATCATTGCTGCATACAAGAAGAACCTTGTATTAGCAAACCTTGTTAACAAGATGAACCATGTTGGTAAGAAAGGTGATACTATTCATATCCCTGCTCCTACTCGTGGCTCGGCTTCAGCTAAAGCAGCGTCTACTCAAGTTAACTTGATTGCTGCTACTGAATCTGAAGTACAGGTAACTATCGACAAGCACTACGAGTATTCTCGTTTGATTGAAGATATTACTGACGTTCAAGCACAACCTTCACTACGCCGCTTCTACACAGAAGATGCAGGTTATGCACTATCTAAGCAAGTAGACGATGACTTATTTACTCTTGCCAAGTCTTTTGGTGATGGTGATGGTTCGGACTACACTCACTCTAACAGCTTCTACATTGATGGCGCAAACGGCATTGCTGCTTATGCTGTCGATACAGTAGTTGCTAGTGACTTATTCACTGACCTTGCGTTTCGTGAATTAGTACAACAGTTAGATGACGCTGACGTTCCAATGGAAGGTCGTTTCTTAGTAATCCCTCCTAGTGTTCGTAACACTATTATGGGTATTGATCGCTACAATTCATCTGACTTTGTAGATGGTCGTGGTATTATGACTGGTCAAATTGGTAGCTTATACGGTATCGACATTTACGTATCTAGCAACTGCCCAGTTATTGAAACCGCTGCTGAAAACGCTGCTAATGGTGCTGTTAAAGGTGCTATTATGGGTCAGAAAGACGGTATGGTTCTTGCTGAGCAAATGGGTGTTCGTACTCAAACTCAATACAAGCAAGAGTACTTAGGTGACTTAATGACTGCTGATACACTGTATGGTGTTAAGACAGTTCGTCCTGAGTCTGGTTTGGTTATCGCTGTTCCTGCGTAATCTTACTAACTAATTGGAGGGGTTACTTAGGTAGCCCCTTCTACCTTTACAGGAATAGATATGGACAATATAGACCCCGTAGAGTATGGGAAACTACTAGAGAAAGTAGAAGGTTTAGAAGAAAAGGTTGCCTCTATGGAGTCAGACCTAAAACAATTATTAGCTTTAGCCAATAAGTCAAGAGGTGCTTTCTGGGTGGGGCTTTCGGTAGCAAGCTTTGTAGGAGCTTTAGTTACTATTATATTTAGACGATTCTTAGGATAACTTATGGCTATATACAGAGGTATAGGTGGTGCTGGTGATTCTACTACAGACGCTACAATTACAGAGGTAACAGAGCAAGCTACTAATGCTGCAATATCTGCTGCTGAAGCTTTAACTTCCGCATCGAGTGCATCTACCTCTGCGACTTCAGCTACTAACTCGGCCTCCACTGCTACTACAAAAGCAAGTGAAGCTAGCACATCTGCAAGCAACGCTGCTACAAGCGAAACTAACGCTGCTACTAGTGCTACATCTGCTAGTACCAGTGCATCTAATGCTGCCTCATCAGCTAGTGCAGCAAGTACATCAGAAGTTAATGCTGCTGCTAGTGAAAGTGCAGCATCAACTTCAGAAACAAATGCTGCTACATCAGAAACCAATGCAGCTACTTCAGAAACTAATGCAGCTAGTTCAGCTACTGCTGCTAGTACGTCTGCTTCTAATGCAGCGACTAGTGAATCTAATGCCAGTACCAGCGAAACTAATGCTGCTACATCAGCCACCAACGCGGCTACAAGTGAAACTAATGCTCAGACAGCAGCAGACACAGCTTTATCTGCTTTAGACAACTTTGATGACAGGTACTTAGGACAGAAAACATCTGACCCAACATTAGACAATGATGGTAATGCTTTAGTAGCTGGTGCTTTATACTTTAATACTACTGATGACGTAATGAAAGTATATGATGGGTCTGTATGGGTAGCCGCTTATGCTTCGTTATCAGGCACATTAGTAGCAGTCAATAACTTATCAGATGTAGCTAGTGCATCTGCTTCTCGTACTAACTTAGGTTTGGGTACAGCGGCTACAACTGCATCTACTGACTATGCAACAGCAGCGCAAGGTACGTTAGCTGATAGTGCTTTACAGAATGTAGTAGAGGATACTACCCCACAGTTAGGTGGTGATTTAGCTTCTAATGGTAATGATATTAACTTTGGAGATAACGACAAAGCTAACTTTGGTGCTGATAGCGACTTGCAGATTTACCATACAGGTGGTGCTAGCGTAATAAGAGACTCAGGTACTGGTAGTTTATATATAGATGGTAGCAGTGAAATCTTTTTAAGAGGACAGTCTGGCTTTTCTAATATGATTAAAGCTATAGATGGTGCGCAAGTTGAGCTATACCATAATAACTCACCAAAACTTAGCACAACAGCAACAGGTGTAGACGTAACTGGCGGCGTAGCTACAACTACAAGTATTGATGTAAGCGGTACTGATAGTAAATTAAATCTAACCGCTACAAATACTGGTGCAGACCATAGCATTAATGCAGCTAGTTCTGTAGGCGCGTTAGCTATTGATGTAGATGCAAATAGTGAAG